TCGACTTCTTTCACAAGTTTTTGTGTAAGAGAGCCTAGTTTTGATTGCTTTTTAAGTTTAGCAAACGACATTTGGATTCCTCGGATTAATTTGGATTTAATTTGATTGGTTTTATTATAACAAAATTGATATTGAGTGTCAACCTTTAGCAATTTGCTTTAGTTTCTCAATAGTTTGAGTCATACCAGAAAATAATACTGATATGTCAGTTCCTTCTGGGAATCCCAGTAGTTGAACTGATTTCTCTAATTCACCTTTCATTTTCTTTGCTTGAGGATCATCAGACAAGGATAACCTTGTATACATAACCCTTTGCATATCTAACAATTCTGTTAGATCTTCAATGTGATCCAATTGATCATCACGAGACATAGTTTCAAAAGTAAAGGCATGTTTATACACCTGTTCCTGTAGTTGATTGATTTTCATCAATTCATCTTTAATAATTGTAGAGTCAAAAAATTCACTCATTTATTATGTCCCTTAGTATTTTTTTAAATTGGAATACATTTATATTTAGGAAAGGTAAATACTTTTTTAATTTCATACTTACGGTTTCCCACACTGGATCTTTTAACTTTTTATCAAACTTACCTTTGAAAGAAAAAACTTTTTCCAGTATTGATAATGTTTCTAGTGAGATCTCTCCACCCAGATACTTTTTTAGAACTATAGGGTGACCTTTGGAGCAGTTGAATACTTTCTCTAAGTCGTTCTCTGAGAGTAATGTGCTTGATTGTTCCGTAAACATATACGTCAAACTCTGTTGCCTCATTTTCCATTCTGCGTATGTTCTTTCTCCAGAATTGATAATTTCTCCAATCCATAAGTTCTGTGGGTTAGTAGCGTTTATAAAATTAGATAAAAGAAAATCAATAACTTCTTGATCTGAATACTTCCTAGAAGTTTTCTCAAACCAATACTTATCTTTCCTTTTATTAAATGATGTCATTGTAGCACGAGATTTGCCACCATACTTGATAAAGTCATACTTAGGGTTAGTAAAATGACTTTTCATTCCAAGATATGCTTGATAAGTCTCAAACGGTGTCACTTTCATTTACCTATATGTCTATCAGCATCAAATTTATTTCGTTTAGTAAATGAAATAAGTTCTGGGGTTTTCCAATCTCCACCAGTATGAGCATGAAAAATTTTCCAAAACTTTTCTTTTGTATTTAATTCATAATCATAATGAAAATATTGACGACCATATCTAGGAGCTTGAACCACCCATTCACCTAAAGGATTTACAACTCCACTGGGAGATGAAGTTTTACATTTATCAATAATATTTTCATTACCATCCCAATCCCAAGGAACACAAGAATCTACAGTTAATATTGAACATAAACAGCGAAAAGCAGTCATTTGTAACCATGCCTCACTCCACTTATCAAAAGTATCCCTAATAATATAATCATGACTATCTCCAGTCAATCCATCAGCACCAGAATCAATCTCAGAAAATTTATAACCATGAGTAGAATGAAATACAATATCTACATTTTTTTCAGTTAAAATTTCGTTTAAGGATTTAATAGGTTTATAATCCACCCCTTGCTCCTGTGGTGCTCCCCACATATCATTACATATCATACCCACACCAATAAGAAAATCATTAACACCCTCATAGTTTATTGGATGTTTTGCATATGTAATATCAAACTCATCAACAGGTTGAAACGATGGTATACAATTACCATCACCATTAACCACATAAGTTTTATTCGTTAATGCATACAAATGCCCCTCTTTATCATAATGTCTAATTTGATTTCTTTTAAGAGCACCAAATTGTTCATAATTTAACATTAGTGTTCCTAAATTAAGAGCAACACCACATTTCCTTTGATGATTCTCAATTTCAGATAATGCTTGTTGTAATTCTGGGATATTCTTTTCCCAAGCATCACCATAACCAGAAAGGGAACCTTCTGGTGTTTGTATTACATCAACATTATTTTCTTTTGCCCAATCCAAAGATTTAATAATTTCACTCTTATTAAACTGAATATCACTTTCATGAACGGGAATTTGAGCACCTGCTAATCTAATCGTCTCCGTCATCATTCTCCTCAGTTTCAAACTCAGTTATAGCATCAATAGGCACTTCTGCATTACCTACACGATACCAGTGAACCATTTCATCAGTTTTCCAACTTTTTCGTTCACCAAGATATTCAAGGTCAGGCATATTGTAATCACGCAAAATCGCTTGTAAACGATAATGCAATAAATCAAGTTCAGATGGCATAATTAAATTGGTAATTTCGCTTTAGACGTTGCTTTCATAAAATTAAGTTGGGTAGCATCCCATTTTAATTTTTCTTTTAATGGTTTTGAAATTAACTTTGTAACTGATTCTACCTCAATATTACTCTTATCGCAATATTGAACTATTGCATCAATATAATTGACACCTTCTTCTAAAACAATTTTTTCTATTTCCATAGAAAACTTTTGAGGAGTCAGAAACTTACTAGCTATCGCTTGTTCTAATTCTTTATTCGGTTCCATAGAGCTCCAGTTTATCGTTAACAAATTTGTTAATGTATTCTCCGAGAAGTTTGATGTACTTCGCTTTGTCTCGTTCTTCATAAATTACACACTCGCCATTTTCGCAGGCCATAATAATTACCAGTTTTTTAATTGATATTCCCTTCATCTCATACAACATACATCCATATGCCATACACTGAACAAAATAGTGTTCGATCCAGTTCCTTGGTTTAGGTTTCTTTGATGTTTTAAAATCTATTATTGCTAACTCGCCATCATACTCAGCAATACAATCAACGGTTCCAGCAAGACCTAATTCTTTACTATATAGCGGTCCTTCTAGGGCGTATATATTATTTATTTTATTTAATTTACCCTTGGCAATCTTAAATAAAAAGTCTGAAATGGGACGCACTTCAGGTAGATCTTCATTCTTTAGATAATGTTCTGTAAGAGTATGCATATCAGTTCCACGACCAGTAGCCGCTTTAGTAACACGATCTGCTTCTTCATTACCAACTCTCTTTCTCCACTTAACAAAGATCTCTTTATTAAAATGACTAGTAACAGAAGTAATAGAGACTAACTTCATTAGTTCTCCTTCTTCTTCACCAGGAACAGAATAATAACGAACTCCATCTATGGTTTCCCTATTGAGTTTAGGGAGGTCTAATTCAACGTGATTAAAACTCATAGATTTATTTCTTTAAATATATTATACCACATAAACTATATACCATCAACTTCACACCTAGATTTAGGAATATTATCAAATGGTGCAATTATTTCATTAAAAAAGAATACTTGAGTTAATCTAAAATTATCATTATCTGTGTATATGTTTGATTGTCCATGAAATTTATTTCCATCATATATGATGATCCTATTGTAATTATTTTTAACTTCTAACGTTTTTTCAAAATGATTATTATTATTGATCAAACAAGGTAAATATTCTTTACCACTATTAATTTTACAAGAATCAGTTGTACGAAGTACATCATGACGAATCTTTTTCATTTTATCACTTGGATAATCTGGGTGGTGATTATATTTAAATTCTCCATTCTCCAAAAATTTATCTTTAATTCTATATGTTGATGTTCCAGTATCAATATTTGGATCTGGATCTAAGTAAACAACTGCAGCTAAAACGCAATCACCATCAGTATGAACCCATCCATCATTTAATATACTATTAGGATCTGTAGAAAAAGACCAATGTTTGTGAAAATAAGATCTACAATCCCATTTAACATGTGGCGAATCAAAATCCCCAAACATAGAAAGAATCTTTTTTGTAGATTTATAATGAAATTCTTGGTTAGTAATTGATAAACAATCAGTCCTAAAACCAGGAAAATTTCCAGTATCGTTCCTATACTTTAAGGTAAGAGCAAATTCTCTAATATAATCTGGGTTTTCATAAAAATCATCAAAGCAAGTTGTAGGAAAACTACCAGTTCCCCCACGAAGAATTAAACCACCTTCACGCATTACTACATTCCATTTTCAAGTTTAGCAATAATATATTCTTTGACAAGTCCCGAACGAACTATATCATCAACACCAAACTCTATTATATCAAATGAAGGCATTTTCCTAATAATACTCATAAAGTCTACAATACCATTACGATCATTCGTTTTAGTAAGGTCTGACTGAGTAGCATCACCACAGAACATAATCTTCGAGTTTTCACCGATACGAGTGATAATAGAATCTAATTCGTGGAAATTAAGGTTCTGAAACTCATCTACAATCACAATAGCATTAT